GGAAGTGATATGGTTGTTTCTTTCGGTCAACAACTAATCATGAAACAAATTCACGAGAGTTTTAGAAAAGATTTCTTTGATCAGCCAAAAGAAGCTGTATGTAACGAGATTAAAGAAGAAATATCTCTCTATTTGGGAATTGATTATGATGTTGCTCACTTCGAAGCTTTACATGATTTAGGACATTTACCTATTAAAGTTAAAGCACTTCCTGAAGGAACATTAGTCCCTATTAAAGTACCAGTATTAACTATCTATAATACCAACCCGGATTTTTACTGGATAACAAATTATTTAGAAACATTGATTTCAAATCTTCTTTGGAAACCGATGACTTCTGCAACTATTGCATTCCAATACAAAAGAGTACTTACAGAATGGGCTACTAAAACAAATCCAGAGGCAAAAGAATTCGTTTACTGGCAAGGACACGATTTCTCTATGAGAGGTATGGATTCAATAGATGCAGTGGTCTCTTCTGGACTAGGTCACTTAACATCTTTCTACGGAACAGATTCTCTTCCTGCAATATACGGAGCACGTAAATACTACGGAGCAGAAGGTTTTGTAGCAGGATCTGTACCAGCAACAGAGCATTCAGTTATGTGTGCTGGGGGTAAAGAAGACGAGATTGAAACATTCCGCCGCTTATTGAACACATATCCTAAAGGAATCTTATCAGTTGTATCTGATACTTGGGACCTTTGGAAAGTTTGTACAGAACACTTAGTTACTTTGAAAGAAGAAATTCTTGCTCGTGATGGTAAGTTGGTTATTCGTCCCGACTCAGGTGACCCTTCTGATATTCTTTGTGGTATCAATACTAAAAACGATCCTGATAATAGATATGGTTGGATGCGATGGAACCCAGGATACAAAGGAGTAATTGAATTGCTTTGGGATGTATTTGGCGGAACAGTAAACGAACAAGGTTACAAAGTACTTGATCCACACATCGGAGCTATCTATGGAGATTCAATCACTATTGATAGAGCAAATGAGATCTGTACAAGATTAGAATCTAAAGGATTTGCTTCAACAAACGTAGTACTTGGAGTTGGGTCATTCACTTACCAATACAATACTCGTGACACATTCGGATTTGCAATGAAGGCAACATACGTAGAAGTTAAACATCCAGCAGAATCTGGAAGTCCAGCTTACACAATCGAAGGACGTGAGATCTTTAAAGATCCTATTACAGATGACGGAACTAAAAAATCAGCAACAGGACTTTTATGTGTAGAAGAGCACGACGGAAAAATTGGATTGTATGATAAAGTATCTTGGAACACGGAAGATACTGGATTATTACAGACTATTTATTGTGACGGGATTTTTCACAATTTCATTACATTAAATGAGGTTAGAGAAAAATTAGATAGCTATATTAAAAACAATTATTAACATGAGAAAGATTTTTAAAATTATTTTGCTACCCTTTAAATTGGTATTAGTACTAGTATTAGAATGGATGCTTAGAAGACATGATGATTACAATCAAGCATTTAAAAAAGGGTGGCATTACTAAACAACAAGAACAATGAAACCTTTAAATCAAGATAATATTGAAATTACCACAGAAGAAATACAAGAATGGGTGATTTTAAATGAGTATGATGAGTATCGTGCTCAAGAATATTTACCTATAAGTTTAGATAAGTTTCTTATTAAAAAACTTATAGAAGCAAGAGAAAAACTAACTAAACAACAAGAACAATGAGAACAGCAGTAGAATGGTTGCAGATAAAAATGGCAACAGCTTCAACGGAAGAAATGGTAGAAAATATAAATGTTTGGTTTGAACAAGCCAAAGAAATGGAGAAGGAGTATATAAAAAAAGGTTGGTTACAAGACCGAGATATTACTTTTGGTGATTGGCAACAAGAATTTGAACAATGGTATAGTCAAGAATTTAAACAACAAGAACAATGAAAATAGCAATGTATGACCTTGAAGGTCACTTATTAGAAGTACATATTGTAAAAACAATAGTAGAACTTGAAAAACAGCTTGATATACCACAAGGCTCTTTAAATAATTGCCTTAATGGAAGTGTTTTAACTACTATCAATATGCAATTTAGAGAAGTAAAAGGCAAAAAAAGAATTATCAATAAAATAGGAGATGTAAGTAATTGCACTCAACACCATGCAAAGCCTGTTCATAAATACTATAAAGGATTTTACGTATGCAGCTATGATTCAGCTATTATAGCTTCAGTAAAGAACAGAGTTGAAGTAGCTAATATCAATAGATGTTGTAATCATGAAGCAAACACAGCAGGTGGATTTGAATGGGGATATGCAATTTAAAACTAAACAACAAGAACAATGACAACACTAATTGGAATATTCCTTATACTTAAGTCAGTAAGTAATGGAATAAAATTATTAAAACAAAAAGATATGGGAGCAAAAGCAGTAGAGTTACTAATGCTGATTGTTCATTTGGGATTTGGGATTTATTTATTAAACCTCTAAACAACAAGAACAATGACAGCAGTAGAATGGTTGGTAGACCAATTAGAATTAGATGTATTTGCAAGCACTGAAGAAATGGCTTATATTATAATGGCTAAAGAAATAGAAAAGGAGCAGATAATTAATGCAGTTAATGAATCTATTGAAAGTATGAGTGTACTTGAAAATTTCAGAAAAATAAAGAAAGGAGAACAATACTACAATGAAACCTTTAAACAACAAGAACAATGAAAGAAGATATAGTATATATATGTCCACAAACCAAAACACAATGTGATGATGAATGTTGCGTAAGCGCAGAAGATTGTCACGCAGAAGCAATAAATAGTATTATTTCTAATTGTGAACCTGAACAATTAAACAAACATAAAATGAAAACAGAAAACTTAACAACAAGAACAATGAATAAAATCGAAAGAGCAATCTATGATGTAAAACTACACATAGCAGATAAACAAAGACAATTTCAAATCTTAAGAACACAAATTGTTACATTAGAATCTGAGTTAGAAACTTTGGAATCAATAGAGAAAGATGGTTCAATACCTTATGAAACTAAACAACAAGAACAATGAAGACAGCAGTAGAGTGGTTGATTGATGAGCATTTTGGAGGTATAGAAAATTGTACCCCCGACTTCAGAAATACAATCCAACAAGCCATTGAAATGGAGGAAGAGCAGAGTAATGCTAAAATAAAAAAGGCAATTGAAAAATTTGAAGAATTACAAAGTAAAGCATCATCACTTAAAGATGTAATATATTTAGGTAGCGTATTATCCGCTTTAGAAGGAATCAAAAACGAAACCTTTAAACAACAATAGTAACAATTAAAACAAAACAAAATGAAAACAGAAAACTTAACAACTTTACAAGAAGCACAATTATTAGTAAACCGATTCTATGAGGTGCAAACAAATGGCAATAATATGGAATATGATTCTGCTGTAGAATGTGCTAAAATAGCAGTAGATACAATTATTGAAAGTGATTGCCTACATATGCCCGAAGACCGATTATATTGGAAGTCAGTTAAAAAAGAACTTGATATTTTACAACAAGAACAATGAAGATAGACATTGATGACTTTAACAGAAAGGCAGAACATATCATTGAAACTGTAGTTAAACCACAAGTAGCAAAATACGAATTAAGTAAACAATTAAATAAACATAAAATGGAAAACAAGTTAAACACTGGAGCAATCTTCAAAAACACGAACAAGAAAGCTGATAACCATCCCGACTACAAAGGAAAAGTAAACGTAAATGGTAAAGAAATGGAAGTTGCGTTATGGGTTAAACAAGGTAAAGCAGGTAGTTTCTTCTCTGCAGCATTCTCAGAGCCTTACGTTGCCCCTGCAACAATGGAAAGAGTTCCAGTAAGTGATGCAATGGATGATTCCGACTTACCGTTCTAATGTACGTTGATGAGGGAGGATTGCGAAAGCAATTAGAGATGTTGCTTCGTACCAAAACACGAAACCAAATTGTGCAAGAGATAAAGTCAAACACAGGAAGATTCCACCAATACCAAATTGACAAGTTCCTACAGGGAAAAGACGTTACATTATGTACAGTAGTCAAGCTAGACAATTACGTATCCAGAGAGATCTATTTAAACAATTTAGAGCCACTTTAATCAGTGGCTTTTTTATTGTTGAAAACTTTTTAGCAACCTGATTAGATTTTCATCGTAAGTTTGATTAGAAATTAATCAATGGACAAATTAACCATACTAGCAAAGCAGCATAAAGATTGGGTACGAATCGTGAATAGTTTTGGTGAATACTTCTTAGCTGATGACATCGTCCAAGAAACATATATCAAAATCATACGTTTAAATCATATAGACAAGATTGTTACTGACACAATTAATAAAAGTATGATGTGGTTAGTTTTGCGAAGTGTGTACATCGATCATATCAGAGCAAAGAAGAATGATTGTGTATCAATTAATGAATGTTTTGATTTACAATACACGGAGCATAACCTACAAAAAGACGAAGCATTTAGTTTAATAGAACAAAAGTTGCAAGACGAAATGAATAACTGGCATCACTACGATAAGATGTTATTTAATTTGTACAGGGAATCTAAACTATCAATGCGAGAAATAGCAGAAGCTACTGGAATACACTACACATCTATCTTTCACACGTTAAAGAGATGTAAGAAAAGATTACAGGAAGCAGTAGGAGAAGATTACCAAGATTATTTAAACAAAGATTTTGAACTAATAAAATAAATATGAAATTGTCAAGATTAGAATTAGTAGAATTAAATTTGTTTCTCAGAGTTATAGCTAGTCAATACAAACACTTTGGTAAAGAAGTTAATACCTTGGGTAGATTAATTGATGAAGTTGAAGCCGAAGATGAATTAGATAATTATTATTTTCAACAGTTACAAAAATCACAAAAAGAAATAAAAATGCTTAGAGATGATTTAGCAGAATTAAGTAAAGAACACTTTAAAAAATAAACAATGGAAAAACGAACACCAAGAAAGAAAGCAGAAGGACTAGGAGACACAGTAGCACAAGTAACAAAGGCTACAGGTATAGACAAGCTAGTTAAGTTCATCGCAGGAGAAGATTGCGGATGCAATGAAAGAAAGGAAAAGCTCAATGCTTTATTCCCTTACAAAGCAGTAAAATGCCTAACAGAAGACGAACACACATACTTAACAGAATCTCAGGTATTAAATAAGCAAACATTAAAGCCAAGTGAACAGGATGCAATCTTAAAGATCTACAATCGTATCTTTGGAATCAGCAGAGAACCTACATCGTGTGCTACTTGTTGGTTAGAAATCATTCAGAAAATGCAAAAAGTATTTAACGAGTACGCTATCTAAACACGAAATGAAATATTACTTAGTAGACCACGGCAAAGAAATGATTCAAGCAGCAAATGTCTTAACAGATTACTTTACTGCTCAGGGATATCACTACGTGATTTACTTAACCAACGCAGACGGATTAATGTGCGTAGAGGAAATAGACGAGAATGAATTTTTAGACCACTTTAAACAACAACCAAAACACGAAACTAATGAAAAATAAAGTAGGAAGACCAAGAAACCTAGACAACCCAGAACAACTAAGTGAACTATTCGACAAGTACAAAGCAGACGTAAAAGCCAATCCAAGAATCAAAAGCGTATTCGGAGGAAAGGAATTCGAAGAGAGAGCAGAACCACTAGAAAGACCTTTAACATTAGAAGGATTTGAATTGTTTTGTTATGACAGAGTAGGATGCGTTGAAGATTATTTCCGAAACAAGGATAAAAGATACGATGAATTTACCTCTATCTGTACGCGTATAAGAAAAGCAATACGTCAAGACCAAATCGAGGGAGGTATGGTAGGACAATACAATCCGTCTATTACACAACGTTTAAACGGATTAACTGAGAAAGTTGAAAGCACGATTATAACTGAGCAACCATTGTTCCCTGAGGAGTAAGTATGTTTAAAAGAACGACTGCAATAAATAAGATTCTTTCGTTAAAAAAACGGATTAAGATAATTCAAGGGGGTACCAGTGCGGGAAAGACATTTGGGATTTTACCCGTACTTATAGACAAGTGTGCAAAGGAAGCAGGACTTGAAGTATCGGTAGTTGCAGAATCCATCCCTCACTTACGAAGAGGAGCGTTAAAAGACTTTATCAAAGTGATGAGGTGGACAGGACGTTACAATGATGACAGGTTTAACAAGACTCTCTTACGTTACGAGTTCGGCAATGGTAGTGTGATAGAGTTTTTCTCAGCAGATGACGCATCTAAACTACGTGGAGCAAGAAGGGATATCTTATACATCAACGAGTGCAACAACGTCAGCTTCGAATCATACAATGAGCTTTCTATTCGTACTAAGAGAGAAGTATTCTTAGACTTTAATCCTGCAAATGAGTTTTGGGTACACAAGGAACTAAAAGACGAACCTGATTCAGACTTTATAATTTTAACGTACAAAGACAACGAAGCTCTCGATGAATCAATAGTTAGCCAAATAGAAAAGAACCGTGAAAAAGCAGCTACCTCATCTTATTGGGCGAATTGGTGGAGGGTTTATGGCTTAGGAGAAATAGGAAGTTTAGAAGGGGTAATCTTTAACAACTGGAAAACGATTGACACAATACCAAGCGAAGCTAAGTTAATCGGAATAGGATTAGACTTTGGATACACGAACGACCCAACATCTGCAATTGAGATTTATAATTACAACGGACAAAGAATAATCAACGAGATTTGTTACCGTACAGGAATGGTCAACTCAGACATTGCAAAAGTGCTACCGAATAGCGTGACAATTTACGCAGATAGCTCAGAGCCTAAATCAATAGAAGAGATTAGGAGATTTGGAAAGATGATTAAGGGAGTAACAAAGGGAGTTGACTCAATCAAGTTCGGGATTGACGTAATGCAACGACAAGACTATCTAGTTACCAGTGCAAGCACAAACCTA